TGGGAAAAACAATTTTATCATCGCCGTCTGCACCAGCATCTGAAGTTCCATCAGCCATATCAGCAGCAATGGCGATAATTTTACCAAGAACGTTGACTGTGTCTGGTGAGGCTTGAATTGTGCAGGTTGTGCCTCCACCGTTAGTCGCAGATAGAATAACCTTGATATAAGCACCAGCCTTGACGGGCGGCAAAGTCAAAGTTACGCTTGACGATGAAGCGTCAACAAAATAAACTTCTCCAGATTCCGCAGATTGGATTGTTTTATCAGCAGAAATTTCTTCTACTCTCATTAGCGAGGAATTTCTCGCCGCTCTTGCAACTTTAGCCATAATATAATCTCCTTAATTAAAAAAAGTTGAGGTCCTTAACGACCTGTTCATAATAAGTAGTTTCTCCAAAAAGAAAAAACCCCCAAACCAAAGTTTGAGGGAATTTTTTGAAAAGCTAGATTCAAAATCTAAGATTAAGAACCTTCCTCTCCAAGGAGACCACGAACGATTACAAGACCGTACATATCAGGACGAACCATCTTCTTACCGTATCGAGTCATTACGCCTTTACGTGGCACAAAGTCTTCGACACCGAAGATTGTAGGTGTTGTTTGTAGTGGAACGTAAGGAGCATAAACGTATCCAGACTCAAGGAATGAACCACCTTTACGTCCAACAAGAATAGCATTTCTTGGGAAGTAAGGATCAACGATGATGTCAAACTTACGAGAAAGAGAACCAACCTTAACGGCACCAATGGTTCCTTTGTCAGCATCAGCTGTAACGTTTGCACGATATCCAGAGGTAAACTCAAGAATGTTAGCAACTTCAGGAGAACAAACAATGTAGTTAGCTCCACCACGAAGTGTCTTTAAGTGGATTTGTGCAGAAACGTCGTTAATGGTTTCAATAAGAGTTTCGTACCATTCTGAAACAGTTCCTGTGAAATCAGGAGCAGCAGATGTAGCACCAAGCTCAGCACCAGTCAAACGATTCACAAAAAGACCAGGTGAACGAGACCAGTAGTATGTTGCAGCAGTTGCACCATTTACAAGATCCGCAAGAAGTTCACGGTCAATTTCCAAAGCAATTTGCTCAGAAAGAATCGAAGTCAATTCAACTTCAGCATCAAGGTTGTGATAAGCATTCAAGTCTTGACCCAACTCAGGTGTCCATTTTGCTTTAAGCTTTTTGGTTTGAGCTGTGATCGCGATTGAATCAACTTTGATGTCGATTTCTGGCATTTCTGATGTTCCCTCAAATGGGAAGTTAAATCCATCAATTGCACCAAGTTTGTCAGCAGTTGAAGTAAGACTATCAGCAACGGGAAAGATCAAAGCATCAATAGGAAGATCAGTTCCTCCACCTTGAGACCCAGCGGCAATGTTGGCGACAGTAGCTGTACCAACGGCATAATAACGAATACAGGCAGCATTTGAAGTCAATTGTGATTTAAGACCACGAACGGTTTCACCAGCTTTGATATGTACTGTTAAACGACGAACTTGACCTGAAACGGAAGCAATATCAGCTTCAGCGGCAGCAAGGTCAGTTGCAATATCATTAAAACCAAAAGCAGACATATTGTCTAGATCTAGATCACCAGAAACATTGTCATGTTGACCGACTGCGATATCAAAAACAATAACTTCAGTTGAGTCAGTAATAGCTAAAAGATCAGCATCATAGTTAATCAACTTCTTGTTTGCCTCAGAAACATTTCCATCAAGTGTAAAGACAGAAGCAAAAGCAAAATTAGTAGCATCTGAAACATCAACAGCTGTTGAATTACTTCCAGTTGGGGATGCATAAGAATAACCAACCATGTTTCTAGGTCCAGAAACATCAGAACCATCAGCAGCACCAATATTAACACCACCTGTGATTTGTGAAGCAACTTTGTCTGTACCATAAATAGATTTATCAGCAACGTTACCCATACGAGGATCAGTTCTTGTTCCACTCGCACCAACATCTGGTGAGTAAACAAAATCTAGGAAAAAGATAAGACCACTTGGAAGAGACATCGGTTGAACCGATACCAAATCGTTTGCAATCAAACCTGCAAAAACACGACGAACAATTGGAAAAGCAACAGAAGCAAAACCTTCGATTTGCCCACTTGCCATCGAGTTAGATTCGCGAAGAAGTTCCTTCGCTTGATTTTCGAGAAGACGTGCCATGTTATGACGTGCTTGTTCGGTATCTAAACCTTCCAAAAGACCGGTAGCTGACCACTTAGAAAGTAGAGCTTGACCTTCTTTTTTCAAATCACGATTAACAATGCCTTCACTTAATGTTTGAATTATAGACATTTTATTTCTCCTTTAAATTAGTCTATGCCAGCAAGTTTTCTCATACGAGAAGCAAAATCAAGCTCCTCTGTAATGTTTTCTTGCTTGCGTCGTGGCAGATGTGCAGAAAGAACTTGCTTTCTTTGAACAGACTCACTAAGTGATTTTGGACCTTTTTGTTTTGATCCCACTGTAGTTTCTTTAAGAGTTTGATAAAGAGTTTTTGCTTCTTTCAAGGTCTCTGCCTTAGCGATGGCTTCAACAATTTTATCTTTTTGTCGCTCATTCAAGGAGGCATCGCGTAAAACTTTATTGCTATATAATAATCTAGCATTTTGTAAAACCATTTCTTCTAACTTACCTTTCATGTCATCAAGAACAGTTCTTAATTGATCCTGTTTATCTTGATACATGAGGACAGAGTTTTGTAGTTCTCCGACCTGTTTTTCTAATTCTTTTGCTTTTTCTTGATACTTTGTTGATTGTTGTTTCGCCAACTCCATTTCAGCATCATATTTTCTTGTTGTGTTATCTGTTACAATATGACCATGTTTGACTTCTTCCATATCAACAACAAGAGATTCATCCAACAATTCTTCATCATCTTCAAGCATAGAAATTAGTTCATTTAATAAATCATTTTCTTCTTCTTCACCTTCTTGTAAAAGACCTCCTAGATCGCCCATATCTTCTGCTGGAGGCTCTTCGGCTGCTGGCTCGGCACCAATGTCTGCCGCAAGAGATTCGGTGTCCTGTGGCTGTTCTCCGCCGCTTGTTGGATCTTTTTCTGCTTGTTGTTTGATTGATTCCAAATCAAGACGAAAATCTTCAGGATTAAATTCAAATTCCATTTCCATTTCAACTGGCTCATCATCAGCAAGAGAAGGATCGGAGGCGAATGGAATATCCATTTCTTCTTTAATTGTTTGCTGAGAAGTGTTTCCTTCTAAAAGCTCTTCAACAGCAGCTTTAATTTCTGATGAATATTTATCTATCACAGCTTGTTCTGCGTTTTTTAGAGCGGCTTCTTTTAAAGCCTTTGCATCAACAATTGCTTGTTCTAACATAGATGACATCTATACTCTCCTATTTTAATAAACGTTTATCACAGTAAATAGTTTGGTGATTAAGAAAAGACATTAATCTAAAAGATAAGAAGATACGATGGTAAAGTTTATATATTTACTAGCAACATTATTCCAGTTATTTGAAGGCGTTAAAGAAACTGAAAAAACATCACTTGGGCTAAAGTTAGAGCCTGTAAAATTAAAAACTATATTTGTATTAGCTCCTAATTGCGCATTAGCTATTGCAACAGTTTCTTCAGCATCTGGACTTGAATCGATTAAATAACCATCTTTACCATCAAACCCAATTTGAACTGAAGCTGTTAAGTCTCCAAGATCTGCAAGACTAGTTCCATTGCTACTTCTTATTATCAACTTATCAACACTTCCACTAAATGGACAAACAAATAAAGTATTGTAGTTGACACCGGTTGTAGATTCAGCTGTTGTGTCGTTTGGTAATCTTAAAGTATTGGCATTTGCAGCTGATGCTAAGAAGCCACCGGTATCTATGTTTTTGATAAAACTTTTATTTTCATAATCATAAATATTTGAATTAACCCTAAGATCACTATCAATTGTTGCGCCTCCGCTAACATGCAAAGTAGTTTCTAATGAGGATGAGACAATTACTTGATTTTGAAATCTTGATATTCCGTCTTGTTTTGTTCT